TACAGCAACTAGCGAAAGAGGGGATCATCCCGAAGGGTGAGCGCGGCAAATATGATCTAATTCAATGCACCCGTGGGTATGTCCACTATTTGCGGGACTTGGCATTAGGGCGGGATTCCGACCTGGACGGGTATCGATGGCGGGACCGGAAGTTAAAAGCCGAGGCGTTAATGGCTGAAATGGAACTTTACGAGATGCGTAAGGAACTGGTCAACGTGGCAAGCGTGAGTGACTACCTTGAGAGAATGTTCGCATCTTTTAAGCAACATATCTTGGGGATGCCCACTAAGGTGGCTCCGATGGTTGCCGCTGAAACCGATATTAATGGGGTCAAGTTAGTCCTAGAGGGCGAGGCACATGATCTATTGGGATTGATTGCAAACTATGAACCTGAAGATGGAACAGAGCCAAGTGACGGATGCGATGATAATCCGCAACCTGGTTCAGAAAGCACAGAAGAAAGCCAAACCACCGAAACGTCTGACGGTAACTGAGTGGGCCATCAAACACAGATGGTTGAGTTCCGAGGCGAGTTCTGAGGCGGGGCCGTTTGGCATCATGCGGTCATCATTCCAGCAAGGCTGGATGGATGCGTTTAGCGATCCGATGGTCAAAGAGGTTGTGCTTATGGCATCGGCCCAAATCGGCAAGACTGAAACATTCGTCAATAATGTGATTGGGTTCTTTGTCCATCAAGACCCCGCCCCGATTCTGATGGTTCAACCGAGCCTGTCGATGGCGCAGACATGGTCGAAGGATAGATTCGCGCCGATGATTCGGGACAGCAAGGCATTGAGGGGGCTGATTAAAGAGCCGAGGGCGAAGAACAGCGAGAACACTATCCTGGCAAAGAGTTTTCCGGGTGGGCGGTTGACGGTGATTGGGGCGAACAGTCCGGCATCTTTGGCAAGCCGACCCATCCGCATCGTGTTACTGGACGAACCTGACCGCTACCCGCCGAGCGCGGGGACCGAGGGCGACCCGGTTAATTTGGCGAGGGTGCGTACAAAAACATTCTGGAACCGCAAGATCGGCACTTGCGGAACGCCCACGGTCAAGGGGTCGTCAAGGATCGAAGCGGCGTTCCTAGAATCTGACCAAAGACGTTATCACGTTCCATGCCCTCACTGCGGTCACTACCAGACTTTGAAATGGGCTAATTGCCGATGGGACGAGGGCCAGCCGGAAACGGCCCACATGGTTTGCGATAGTTGTGAGGGAGTGATTGAGGAGCGCGATAGGTCGCGCATGATAATCAAAGGCCGATGGGAAGCGGGACAGCCGTTCAACGGGGTTGCCGGGTTTCATATCAACGAACTTTACAGCCCGTGGGTGCGGTGGCCTGAGATGGTTTCCAAGTTCTTAGAAGCGAAGAAGTATCCCGAAACCCTGAAGGTCTGGATCAATTGTAGCCTGGGCGAGAGTTGGGAAGAAGAAGGCGACACGGCAGACGAAAACGCATTGATGGCAAGGCGGGAGCATTATCCAGACCATTTGCCGGAAGGTGTTTTAGTTATCACGGCGGCGGTGGATGTCCAAGCCGACCGTTTGGAATTAGAGTTCAGGGGGTGGGGGGTATCGGAAGAAACCTGGGGATTGGATTATGTGGTTATTCCCGGCAACCCGGCGAGCTTGGAATTATGGAACAGTCTGGACGAACATTTATCGCGGGAATTTAAAACGATGGACGGGGTGAGTTTAAAAACCGCTTGCACGGTCGTGGATTCGGGTGCGTTCACCCAACACGTTTACGAGTATTGCCGGAAGCACCAACCGGGGCGGGTGTATCCCATCAAAGGGGCATCGACCAGGGGGTTGCCGATGGTATCGAGGCGGTCGCAGGACAAGAAAACGGGGGCGGTCTTTTATGTTCTTGGAACGGACACGATCAAGGACACGGTATTCGGACGGTTGGGGGTACAGGACAAGGGTGCGGGTTATTGCCATTTTCCCCTGACCTACGGTGCGGAATATTTCGATATGTTGACTGCGGAGCATTGTGTCACCCGGTTCCATAAGGGTATCCCCCGCCGCGAGTGGGTGATGAAGAAGAACAAGAAACGCAACGAAGCCCTGGATATATTCGGTTATAACTTTGCGGCCTTGAAAATACTCAACCCAAATTTTGAGGGGATCATCAAGAACCTGGAGAACAAGGCGCAGGGGATTGACGCACCAAAACAAAAGAGGAAACAACCACCCCGAAAGCAGTTCGGGCAAACCAATTTCGTCAAAGGATTCAGATAATGGCTTTCGATGTACCAGACCCGAATACACCCCCGGAGTCCGAGCCGCTGAGTTTTCATGCGGGGTCCACGGTCAAGTGGAAGCGAACCGACCTCGCAGACTATCCAGCATCGACATGGACCCTGTACTACACATTCGTGAAAGATGGGACGCGCATCCAGATCACCAGTTCCCAAGACGGTTCAACGGAGAATCATTCGATCAGTGTGGCCGCCGCTACGACTGCCGCCTACACGGTGGGGATTTACCACTGGACGGTCGAGGCGAGGGATGGGACGAGCGTTTATATCGTGGACAAGGGGATTTGCGAAATCCTCACCGACTTTGCGGAACAGAGTTCGGGATATGACGACCGCACCGTTGCCAAAAAGATGGTCGATGCGTATGAATCGCTATTTACCAACCAGATCAGCAATTCGACCCTGGAACAACTTAGCTATTCAATCGCCGGAAGGTCGATCAGCAAGTTGTCGGCGGGGCAGATTCGGGAAGAATACCATCGATGGAAGCGGATATATCAACAGGAATTGGATGTTGAGCGGATCAATAACGGGCTGGGAACCCGCAAGAAGATACTGACGAGGTTTTGCTGATGAAACTACTTGATATGTTCAAGCGGAAGAAAAAGACCGCACGGCGGTCCTACGATGCGGGGGCAATTAGCCGTTTGCTGAACACCTGGACGACCACCAGCAAGACTGCGGATGAAGCCATAAGAGATAATTTGCGGAATATGAGGGCTAGGGCAAGGGATTTGTCACGCAATAACGACTATGCCCGGAAGTATCTTGAAATGGTCAAGACTCATGTTATCGGCCCCAACGGGATCGTCATGCAATCGAAAGCCAAACAGCCGGATGGACGGTTCGACAGGATCGACAACGCGGTCATCGAGGGTGCGTGGAATCGGTGGGGGCGCAAGGCCAACGCAAGCGTCCACGGCAAGTTGTCATGGATTGATATACAACGATGCGCCATTGAAACGGTGGCGAGGGACGGGGAAATACTAATCAGAAAGGTCCGAGGTGCGGATAACCCATTCGGGTTTGCCTTGCAGTTGATTGAGGGCGACCACATGGACGAGGAATTGAACAAGGACTTGCAGGGTGGCAACCGGATCAAGATGGGAGTTGAAATCAACCAATGGGAGAAACCAATCAACTACTGGTTGTTGCAGAACCATCCTGGGGAAAACACGACCTCATTGTTTGGCAAGCACTATAACCTCGTTCCAGCCGAAGATATTATCCATTTATTTATTACCAACCGACCGGGACAAACAAGAGGTGTCCCGTGGTTCTCCACGGCAATGACTAGACTGCACCAGATTGGTGAGTACGAAGAAGCCGAAGTCGTGGCGGCACGGGTCGCCGCTTGTAAAATGGGATTCTTTCGACCGGATGCGGGGGGTGAGGGTTATATCGGTGACGATGTGGACTCAGGTAACACGGTTGCGGAAGCCGCCCCAGGCATGATGGAACTCTTGCCGCCGGGGATGGAGTTCAGTGCCTTTGATCCCACCCACCCGTCCGGTAACTTTGCCCCGTTTGTGAAATCCACGTTGCGCGGTATCGCATCGGGGTTGAATGTTTCTTATAACTCCCTGGCATCTGATCTTGAGGGTGTGAATTTTTCATCGATCCGGTCGGGGGTTCTGGAAGAACGGCAGAACTGGCGGGTCGTCCAGAGTTGGTTGATCGATCATTTCCATCAAGAGGTTTATTTGGAATGGTTGCGGCTGGCATTTATCAAGGGGCAACTTGGCAACATACCGACACAACGGTTCGATAAATTTGCCAGCCCGAAGTGGCAAGCGCGGGGATGGGAATGGGTCGATCCGCTGAAAGATGCAAAAGCGAACTTGCAGGAATTGCAGATGGGGACCAAGTCTAGGGCAGACATACTGGCAGAGAAGGGGAAAGACATCGAGGACGTATTTGAACAGTTGAAGGCCGAGAGTGACCTGGCTATGAGTGTCGGGATAGATATTAATTCGATCAACCCAGTTGAGGACAATGAAAATGGACAACAAGACGATTAAAACCCGCACCCTGTATCGGGCCGCGTCATTCGGCGAAATACGGGAGGATGAAAGAACGATGGACTTAGCTTTCAGTTCCGAGGAGCCAGTAGAACGGCAGTTCGGGATGGAAGTTCTTGACCACTCGCCCAAAGCGATTAGGCTTGGCCGCCTGAACGATTCCGGTGCGTTGCTGGTCAACCATAACCCCGATGATTTAGTCGGGAAAGTTGAAAAGGTCGATATTGGTTCAGACCGTGTGGCACGGGCGAAGGTCAGGTTCGGCAAATCTGACCGGGCCAATGAGATTTTCAACGATGTAAAGGATGGTATCCGTTCCGGTGTTTCGGTCGGCTACCATATCCACCAGTTAACGGAAGAAGGGGACGAAGGTTCGCGCGTGTTCCGGGCGACCGATTGGGAACCGATGGAAATCAGTCTGGTAGCGATCCCGGCTGATTATAAAACAATCGGAGTCGGACGGTCGGATGATGGGGAGCCTGTCGAAACCCAAATCCAGTATCTTGAAAGGGATATAAAAATGACAGAAGAAGTTAAGGTGCAAGAAGCACCAAAAGTAGATGTTGAAGCGGTCAAGAGCCAAGCTCGCGAGTCCGAAGTCAAACGGATTCAAGAGATCACGGCAATTGGCGAACAGTTCGACAAGGGCGATCTAGCCCGTCAGATGGTTCAGTCCGGGCAGAGTCCAGACCAGATGCGTAAAGCCGTTCTGGAAGATATGCCAGCACCGAAACCAGAAGTTCAGACTCCACTCGACAACCTCGACATGGAGCCGAAAGAAAAACGTGCTTATTCTATGTTCCGGGCTATCAACGCATCGGCATCAGGTAACTGGAGCAATGCGGGGTTGGAGCGTGAGGCATCCGATGAGATTGCCAAGCGTTTGGGTAAAGAGCCGAGAGGCTTTTATGCTCCGAGTGACATTGAGTGGGGCAAAAGGGACATGACCGTGGGTAGTGCAACTGCGGGTGGTAATTTAAAGG